CGCCAGACACATACGCCTCGCGGCGGCGCTGAAAGCTCTCCAGCCTGTCAGTTTCTGTCTCCCGTAACATACTTGAGAGCGCCGAATAAATGTAATTTTCGATCATCATCACCGCCTATTTGTAAATAGCCGGCAAATACTCCGGCTTCTGGTCAATCATCTCAGTCTCGTATGCGTAACGCAGCCCGTCAATCAGGTGGTTGTTCCTGTCCACCGGCTGCCGCATCGCCCGCCCCTGCCCGTCCTCGCGCCACTTGTACTGCGAAAGCTCGTTGCGCATGTTGATGCAATGTTTATGTACCACGATAGTTTGCTGCTGCAGCCATTGAATACCAAACAGCACGCTGTCAGGCCCTTTGTGCGCCGGATAAACATCCACCCCGCGCGCCCGTAATTCCGCGATAGACTTCGGCTCCGCGCTGTCCGCTATCACAATATCGCGTGTCTGCTTAGTTTTTAATATCTCCGCCAGCACGTCATTCGTCAAGCCTGTTTCGTACAGCTCATCATAGACGTAAATCCGCTTGCGCGCCCGGTCGTAATGCGTAAACGGCACAGCGGCTGGATCTGACGAGAAGCCAAAGTCAAGCCCGTGTCGCCTGTTCGTGCGCTGCGCTTCCGGCAGGTAGTATTCGCTTGCAGGGTCGTCAAGGTCAGCCATCACCCAGTTTGTAAAGATGACGTTGCCCAGCACGCCCCACTTGCCAAGCGTGTAAACGTCCCGATAATAAGCGTCCGTTTCGCTTTCCAGATCATTGACGTCGGCGGGAGTAAGGAATTTATTGTCTTTATGGGTCGTTCTCAAAATTGTGAGCGCGTCGCTGCGGTATTCCGTCTGGTCGTCCGCCCAGGCAATCGGGCTGAAATACTCCTCGTAAATCCAGTGCGCTTTCAGAATGGGGTTGAAGCTCAATGTCAGCCGCTTCGGCGTCTTTTCGCTCCCGCCGCGCTGCCGCTTGATAAGCTCTTTGATAGACGCGCGTTCTATTTCGGTCGCCTCTTCTACCCAAACATCCGTCACCGCGCCCTTTGCCGGCGTGAGTGACTTCAACTTTGCGACATCATCCAACCCAGCGAATACAGCCTGGTATCCGTTTTCGCATGTAATCAGCATGTCGCTTTTGTTCACCGAAAACAGTCCGTCCACGTGCCAGTCGCCCAGCACCTTCTGAATCTCCGTGAACACTGACCCGCGCAGCGTCCGCCCTACCTGCCGCGCTATCAGATAATTACGCCCGCCAGATAATAAGTCGTATACCACCCGCTGCGCCAGGAACACGCTTTTTCCACTTGACGCGCCGCCAAAAAAAACCTGCTGCCGCGCGTTGTTTTTCAAGTGCGGGAGATAAACGGGGTTGAACACCTCCGCGTGCAGGTCAATCGTTGTCATCGCCAACCAGTCTTACCACGATATGGCTGCCTTCCGCGCCCGTGACTTCCTGCCGCTCCACGTAACCGCGAGACTTGCCGATGGTTTTCAGCGTGAAAATAATGGCTGTGATATTGCCGTCTTTTACCTGCTGGAACAACTGATTCTCAGCAAAGTCAATCAGCGTCTCGCGCTCCTCATCATAGACCGCTTTCACGGTCGGGTAGTTTTCAATGTACCTCGCGATTGTGTTCCGGCTGCAACCCAAATAACGCGCCGCAGCAGACAAGTTGCCGTGCTTCTCGCGGATTGCCTTAATCATCTTGTCAGAAGTATATTTCTCAGCCATCGCCTTTTAATCCGCTCAACTGCTCAATAACTCCGGCACTCCACCGGTCACATCCACCCAACGCTGGATAGAAACGGCACAATACGCCGGGCTGATTTCCACCGCCCGACACTTCCGCCCCAACCGCTCGCAAGCAATGAGAGTCGTGCCTGAGCCGAGGAATGGGTCGTAGCAAATACTTCCGGCATTACTGCTGAATCTCATAGGTTTTTCAATGATCCCAACGGGTTTTTCGGTTGGATGCCCATTTTTGTGGGTTGGCGATACTAACTCCCACCAATTGAACGCTTTTTCCATGTTTTCATCGTCAAGGGGGTCATTACTATCGCTGCTTAATTCAAGCAACTTTTCAACAATTACAAGCGAATTAGCCTTGATTTCGTCTACACTTTTTGAAGACAAAACGACATTCCACCAGTTTAGTGCGTGCCCTTTTTTAGGGAAGTTGCAAATTTGCTTGCCGTTGACTGCATAAGCAACCAGTTCTGTAGCCCAAGTCCAATGGCGTTTTGCTATGCTTGGAGCTGGGTTTGGTTTTACCCACACGCAATAATTAGAATATCTCGCCCACTTATCCATCCATTCCCATATTTTTTGAATAAAAAAATGCGATGTGAAAACATAAACCGCACAATTTCCCGAGAGAACATTTTGGATTTGTTCAAGGGCAGGTAAAATATCAAATTCCCTGTCCCACTTGGCTTTTTTTATTGCAGAATACGTTTTATATTGTGTTTTAGATTCAGCTGCTATATTTGAAATTCTGTTACCAATGTTATAAGGAGGATCGGTAATCACAAGTTCCGCCTTCTCGCCCCCCATCACCTTATCCACAACCGCCTTATCCGTGCAGTCCCCGCATATTAAGCGGTGCTCGCCCAGCTTCCACAGCTGCCCGCTCTCAACGCCCCACTTTTCTCTGAGCTCCTCAGCTTTGTCAATCTGCGGCTCAACGTCTTCAGGCGCATCGCCTGCCCACAAATCAAGGTCGAGCTCCTGTTTATCGAAGCCCCAGTCGAGCAGGTCGTCCAGCTCAAAGTTGTTCGCCAGGATATCAAAGTCCCAATCCGCCACGTTTTTGTTCAGGCGGACATTCAACTCACGTGCCTCGTCAATGCTCAATTCCCTGTCAGGAACTCGCACGTCAATCTGGAAGTCAGGGTCGTAGCCTAACAGCGTTTCGAGTATCTTTTTGCGCTGGTGTCCGCCGATAATCATATTGTCGGTGTTGATAATGAGGGGGTCTGCAATACCAAACTTAGCAAGGGACGCTTTCAAATCCTTTGCCTGTTTATTCGTAATTTGACGCGGGTTTACCTCATAGGGAATTAAATCCCTTATTGCCCGCTTTTCATTGTGCCAGGTTATCTCTGCCAAACGCACCTCGTCATTTCCAGCATCCGGCGGTACGTCCACAGGCATTCACGCCCGCCGATAAAGTCCATCCGTAAAATTATCAACGCACCTCCGTATCAAAAAGCCCGCTCTAACAGAATTGACTTCTGCAAAAAGCGGGCAGTAAACTACTGGCGGCTCTTATCCCCAGCAAGGCGGCAATAACGCGGGCTTGCTGTGGTTATTTCTTTGTATCCTCAACCATACCACATTCCGGGTCTATTTTCAAGTTTTTGAGCCAATTCTCGTACCAGGTACAATACATCTTGAATATTCGATACAAAATTGCAGCCAGGTCGCGGCTGGTCATCCAATACCCAATGCTTTTGCGGTAACATCCAGCGCGGTTCCAGCCTCAACCATGCGCCGGTCGAACGCGAACGCCTTCCAACCTGCCAGCACAGCAAGGTTGCTTTTCTCGTAATCCCGCGCGATGCCCGTTCCCGTGCTGTGCCCCATATGCGCGTACGTGCCGCCGTTCAGTTCCACCAGCACGCGCTGATCCGGCCACGCGAAGTCCCAGCGGTAACGGCGACCAGGTATCGCCATGAACTCGCGCACAGGCTCCGGCAGCCCTGCCAGCTTTACCTGCAGGGCGAACAGCTCCTCAAGCGGGTTTGTCATTCTCCACCCGCTTATTCCACAGCATAGCCGCCGGCGTTGGATCAAAATTGCGGGTCGGCTCGCTCCTCGTGGACAATCCGCACGCCACGCAAAACACGCGAACCCACGTGCCATACACCTCAAATTGCGCGCGCGCTTCGCCCCCACAGCACGGGCAGGGTTTCAATTCTTCGCTCATCACTTCACCTCCGGCGGTTCTGGAAAATTGGGAAAGTCGTCCCACTCTTCAATTTCCGCCGCTTCTTCAAGTGCGGCAATATGCGCCTCAAGCTCAGCAATGCGGGCGTTCAGCGCGTCCTCAATCGGGCGGGTGTTCCAGTCATCTATGGCAATAGTCTTACTCAAATAAACAGGGCACTTTTCGTTATCACAAAAACACCGTTTATCAGTAATGCCCTTCAATGTCCAGTCGTTGACTTTTGGCATTCCGCCGCAGAACGGACAGGGTTTTAGCTCACTCATTCACCGCCTCCTTGCGCCTTGTAAATCCGCGAAACCAAGCTGCTGCTCCGGATCGGGACGCCCAGCTTCTGCGCCATCCACGCGTAGCTTTTGCCTTCCGCGTGCCAGCGCATAATCCGCTCCCCGTTCTGCTCAATCAGCATTCGGGTTGTGTGCTTGTCCAGGTGCATCTTCGGAGCCGGAATTTCCGCCGGCTCCATAACCTCACGCGCTGTCCCAAATTCGAACAGCACACAATCATCGCCCTCAAGCTGAAAAGTGTAATGCTGCAGCTTCCGGCACAACCCCACGCAAGGGTCATCTGTTCTAAAAGCTGAATTCGCCATCTTCGTCCTCGTCTTCGCTCTTGC